TCAACTTTATTATCACCAGACTGACTATACCTATCTTTTTCAAAATGGAAAGATGTTGCATCATCAACAAATATACCATCATTATTTCCAGTGCCTTTACCACTTGTAACTGATAAATCACCGATTATCTTAGCAGTTGGGTATATTTGAGGTTCAATAGATGATCTTGTTTTATTAACAATTTCACCATTCAAAATAATATCAACTTTTTGTTTTTCCCATCTTGCTGGTTTGTTATTGGTTTCATCAACTCCCAATCCAGTATAGATATCAGTCTCAACTAAATCAGCACCTAATATTTGTTTTACAACTCTATCATTTTCTTGTGTGGTGGTAATGCCAATTACATCATTTCTAAGAACTCTAAATTCATCTCCAACTTTAACAGTTTCTTGAATGTCTTTTATAATAACATCCACTCCTTCCTGTCCCTTATAGAAGAATATGTCTACTTTATCTCCAGCATCTGGTGGTTCATTAAAGGTAAATGTAGATCCACCTTCAAATTGATATGAAGATTTTGGTTTTTGTATAACTCCATTCACAAATATCAATAATACCGCATCTAAATCTATCAATTGTGATAATGCATTTTGAGGATCTTTTTCAAAACTTAATATTTGACCGTTGAAGAATAATGGGAATCTAACTCTTGAACCATCTTGAAGATTGGAAATACTATCAATAAAGTCAATTTCACCAAACTGCCATGCAGAGAATTTATCTCTGAATATTTCTATGACCTCTAATTCAAATTCTTGAATAGGTGAAGTCAAATGTGATGCAGTCACTAATCCAACTGGTTTGAACTTATCTCCAACTTTAAATGAATGACCAGGTCTTGTAACACTGAAAGTATTAATTTCAAATAAAGTAGATCCAATACCAACACTAGTTCTAGATGCACCCACCTCTACATTTAATAATAGATTTGAACCAGTGTCGGTTGTAGCACCAATACCTAATCTTGATACACCAACGACAGGTAAATTCTCATATGTTGGTTCAGGAACGATTAATCTTGGATTGACATAACTTGTACCAGCAGAAACTATATTAAATGCAAGTGTTCCACCAACTCCAACAGTCGCTGTTATATTTGCACCAGTTCCTCCACCACCACCTTGTCCCACAAAGATGGTAATAGTGTTTGTAGAAACCTCTCTAATCGCTGTTTGTATACCAGCGATAGGATCTCCATTTGGATTACTTGTGATTGAAAGTCCTCTTGGATAAGGATGATTACCAAAGAAACCATCTTTAGAACACTTGAATACTAATCCACCAGTATCAATACCAACTGTATCACTTGTTGTTAGACCATGATTTGGAATTGTTAATTTAAGAAGTCCACTATGTGACTCATAATCTGCATCGGTTGCTGTAAATGCATTAGCACCAGAGGCTGCAAAACTTCCTTTACGGATTGATCCAATACCAGAACTTACAAATCTATGAATATACGCTTGGTCTGTTACACCGATTGCAACAGTTCCACCTCTATATCCTGAACCAAAAGTATTATCCTCAAAGAATTCAAACGCATTACCACCACCAACATATGTGTGTACAATCGTGCTTGGTCCTGCTTGAACTTCAAATGTTCTTTCTGAAACTATACCTGTTAAGAATAATGGTCTTTCATGATCTTGGAAGATTGTTGTCGTTACACCACTATATCCAACACAACTAAATTCTAAGTCTTTCAGTTGAACTGTGTTAGGTCTATTCAGTGCGAAACCATGAACCTTATCAGTTGTGACTGTGATAATACCAGTAATATTATCATAAGCTGCAGTTGTTATACCATAATTTACACCTGAAGTAGTAGCGATACCAACAACACTTGTAATAGCACCTGCAGAGTTCTTGAATAATGATGCCTTTGCACCAACTAATGGAGCATATCCAAGACCAGGTGTAGAACCGAGAGATACAATCAAACCACCTCTTGGAACTTGGTTTTGATTGATGTCAGAGTCAGATACTATAAACTGACCATTTTCTGATGTAATACCTGTAAATTGTACAGTAGATACACCTGCAGTCGTATCGGAGATGAATTGATAATTATTACCCTCGTTATTTGTTGTTAATGGTGTTTGGAATATACCATTGATGAATAATACACCATTACCAGTACTTATACCTGCAGATGTATTCGCACCACCAACAGTCAAACTATATGTTTTTCCAATACCAGTAAAGTTATCTGATATATCATCAAATAACATATTCGTAGTATAATCACTTCTTAGGAATGTTCTTCCACTAAACTCTGCTTTTACAAATGGTAAATTAGTTTCTGTTCTTCTCGCTCTTGTATTACCTTTAGGTGGTTCAATAAAGTATACAGAACTATCAACAATATTGAATGAACCTCTATGAACTCTAACAGTATCGTTTGCAGAATGAGGAGTAGCACCGATGCCTAACACACCTCTCTCGACTTTAACAACTGGCAAGGTAGAAATTCCAAGAGAAACATCTACAGCATCATTAATTGTTCCTGTTGGTAGACTTGAAAAACCAACTTGTTCAATTTTCATATATTCATCATTTACTTTAAGCACATCACTTGGTTGGATTGAACCAATACCACTTAAAACAAATTGAGTTGCTGTTGAGTTGATAGCGGAATCTAAAGTATGTGAAATAGATGTAAATGTAATTGGTTGTTGCACAACACCATCTAAACCAATTATGGTTTTAGTGAGTTGTTTTTTCATGGTCAATTTGTGTGCATTCCCAGAACCGAGACCCGTAAAGGTTATTGCTGCACCAGTTGCAACATATTCTGGTCTTGAGAACAATTGGAATTTATTTTGATCAATTGATTTTGCAAAAACTGTAGATGGTAAGATTGTAGTTACGACACCTGCTGTATTAGCAGTTGATCCAATTGATAAAGCAGTTGCTGCAATTCCCACAAAAGTTGAGTCAAATGAATATGTAAGTTCTTCATTTGTATTAAAGAAGTGATTAGGTATTGTGAATATTCCAGTTGTTGTGCTAATTATTCCAGATACGCTTGGATTAAATGTTTTAGTATAGATAGGAGTTCCTTCATACTTAAGATCAAATTTTGTTTTGTTTGCTCTTCTTCCCTCTAGTCCATCATATGTTGATAGAAATACTTCCTGTGATACTCTTCCATATGTTAATTTTGGAGGAGTATTATCAAAATCACTAACTGTATAGAATATTTGATTATATGATTGTACCTCAACAACTGATGTAAATGTAGCATCAGGATAGAAGCGTAGATTAATATCATTACCTACAATCTCACCTCCAAACGTACCTATACCAGTTGTAGTACCGACTGATACGAATGGATATTGAACAGTTAATATATCATCTGCGTCACGAATAGAAACTATCTGATGAACAGCAGATGTTTCACCACATGAAACTCTTACTAGTGATTTTGCTGTGCTATCAATATTTTTATCAAGAGTTGCATAAGTTATTGTGCTTGCAGTGCCTGTTGCATATCCAGATTCTATTCTAACGCTTCTTTCAAAACCTGCAGGTTGCTGTGGGACTGCAAAACGATATGTTCCTATACCTACACTAGTTGATCCAAATCCAACAACATTCGCTCTTGTTTCTAAAATATTTGATCTATTATTTTCAATCTGCAATCTTATAAAATCATTTTCAGCTGTTGCAGTAATGATACCTATTGAACTCTGACTGCTTGATAAATTTTTATCGACATATATTTCCGATATTGTTAAATTATCATTATCATCTTTGTCAATGATTACCTCGTTATAATTAACATCTTTTGTGACGCTATCTTCAACGTAGATATTTGCATATAAAGCATTAAAATTCTCTTCATCAAATTGAGCAATTATTGTGGTTGTGCCAATTCCAGCAGATACAACAGAACCGACCTGTTGTACTTGACCAATCAAATTAGTGGCAATACCAACTACGTCTGAATTAAAATCAATTTTTAAAATTTTGATGTCATGATCCTTAGTGAACTTTTCTGTTGGTTCAAATAATAAATTTTTTGTTCCTGATGTAGTAATTTCAGTTTTTAGATCGCCTAATTTTAATGTAGTAAAGTCTGTTGATTTTTCAAATAGCACGATATCATCTTCATCTGTCAATACTACAACTTCACTAAATTGAATATCTGATGTATCAGGATCAATTATTTGTATTAAATAATTTCCAAAATCTGCTGTTAATGGTTCAATAATACTGTCATTTGCAGAAAATCCTACACTAGAAAATTCAGAACTTATATCATCATGTATCAAAACTCTATTACTAATGCATCTTGAAAAATCAGTTAATACTTTGTTAGTAAATTGTAAATTTTTTGATTTATTTCTCAATGTATCAAAATCTTTTACAAAATCAAAATTGTTTATCGCATCAACTCTATTCTCTTCATTTAAAACATCAAGTATAACTGTTGACAGAGAAGTCCTCTCTGAACCAACACCAACATCTACATTATTTTGAACTGAAGTATCAGCAAAGTTTTTCAATCCAGCTGGGTGAAGTAAACGATTTACAGGATTTACAAACTTATCCCATTCTACAGTGCTCTTTACTGAATATGATAAGTTTTGAAAATAATCATTATCTGGAATTACTTGGTGGTCTTCACTCAATTTACCTGTATCATCAAGCCATCCAAATTCTTGTCTGCTTGAAAAATCAATCTTATATCTTGCTTTATTATCAGTAATCGACACTATTTCGGCAGAAACACCACTGATTGTTCCTGTTACTCTATCACCTTTCTTAACTTCAAATAATCCATCAATTTTTATATAATCATCTCTTATCTCAACTATTATAAGATCAGTTTTTTGTGACCCAACATTTAGTGGTTCATTAATTGTAAACACACCTCTTGTTTGAATTGGTCTAATATCTGGGTAGATATTTTTGTTTATTAAGGTTGCATATCCAGACTGAAATGTTTTTGCAATTCCAGGATTAGTCGTCAATCCTGCTAGATTGAATATTAATTGTGATGGAGTTCCAGCAATATAATCTTGTACATCAAAGAATTTATAATTATGATTTTCTGAATTAAATCCATCTCCTGTAACTGTAGTATTAGTTGTGATACCTCCTTGTGTAGCACCTATTCCTGCCTCTCCAACACGCAAGATACCTTCAACAAATACTTCATCACCTATTGCAAATGGTTCTGTGACAAATCCGTTTGTAGGAGTTTCTAGGAAACATGTTACAACACCAGCATTTGGATATTCCGATGTCATTACAGAATTAATACCAATACCATTTGAATTATTGATAGCCACAACCTTATGAGTAACAGAATCTAATCCATTGATTGGTGCTATGACATTTACATCTGATACAGTTTGATTAGGAGCAATCGCTTCTAATGATGCATCATCAACAAGCACATTAGTTACTGGATTGAAAACTAATAAATTAGGAGCACTTGAATAATTACTACCACCACTAACAATCTCTACACTAGAAATTACATCAAGATTGTCTATACTTAATCTTGGTGGAACAAATGCTTCAGGACTTAGAGTTTTATCGGATGAATATTCATATCCAATATCAACTATTCTAACTTTATTAATTTTTCCTATATCATCTGATGTAATTTTTATATTAGCACCTGTTCCGTTCGTACTTGATATTGTATTAAATAGTGGTAATTTTTTGTAATTATATCCTGATGATAATATTTTAAATTGGTTTATAGTACCAATTACATTTTTAGATTTTGTTGAGTATTCTAATTTATCACAATCAGATTGAGAATATCTTAAAAATTCAGGAACTTTAGGTGATATGTTAAATGTTTCAGATGTAACTCCTGATATTTTATACTCACCGTTATAAACACTGTCAATGAACAGTATTTCGCCATAATTTTGCACCTCTGTATCAGCAGTGCTTATATAACCACCTTTTGATAAACCATAATATAATCTGTCAGGAGTAGATGATGAATATTGTACAGTGAGTGCTGCACCTACAACAGGTAAATCTGGAGATGTGCCAATACCTATGGTTCCAATTCCAATAACATTAAAATTAGTTGAGTCTTGTGAACTTAAATATTCATTAGTTAATTCCTGATCATAGAATATTTTAAAGTCAAATCCAGCTAGAGTAGTGGTAGATAATCCAAATGTAAGTTTTTGATTTTTAACAACCTTTATCTGTGGATTTATAGGTGCTATGGATTGATTTGCTCCTCCAGTATTCGCTGTAATTGCAACAGTATTGATAGGTTTTACCGTAACATCTCTAAATGTTTGACCTAGTTGAAAATATCTGTCACTTATCTTGTACACATAATATGTTCCTGTTGATAATCCAGTTGCAGATCCATCATACAAAATTTTATCACCTGTGATAAAACCATGATCTTGTATGTCAATCCGATTTGTTTCAACATCTGAACTTGAGAAAGTAATAGGATTGATAATTAATTTTTCAAATTCAGAATTATATCCTACTGAAATAGGTGTCGTTGTACCAATACCTACCGAATTATTCGGTATTACATTCATTGATACTATGTCACCATTTTTTAAATTATGGGTTGTTGTTTCAGCGACCCCTATATTGGTGGTTACTGTTGTAACTATTTTATCAACATCTGCTATAACTTGGTCATGTTGTGAAGTAAAATTATATAACCCTGATCCAATACCTGCTATTCCATTACCTAAGAAATATAAACCATCACTTGTATTTGCAACTCCTGCCCTTGTGGTGACTATACCTATATGATTTTCATCTTTTTTAATAACGTATACATCAGTAGATGTTGAACCTGTAAATGGTAATTCAAAAGAACCAACAGAACTATCGGTTGTGGATACATCTATTTCTGCATTTGTTACATTAGGTCTTTCTAATTTAATCTTTTGACCAGTTACAAATGGGTGATTTGGTAAATAAATCGCTCTCTCTGGTATAGAAACCTGAGTTATAGTTTCACCAACGACATAACTTGTTGTGTATCCTACTCCATCAGTACCAACACCTATTGACTCCACTCCATTGAAATATACTATTTCATTAACTTTAGACTCAAATTTTTCTGTTTCTACAGGAATGGTAAAACTATTGTTTAATATATCGACATTTGAACCAAAAGTATGAGCCACACCTGTATTACGAAATACTCTTAATATTTTGCTTGTATCGTAAATATTCAAAACTTTAAGAAGTTCTGTTGAGTTACCTACACCTATCCTTATTGATCCACCAACAGAAACTGTACTTGGTATTTTGTTAACAAAAATATCTTGAACAATTCCATTTAAATTACCAACAGTCATTGATTTACCCAATGATACAGGTTCAGTATTAACTCCAACTGTAAATGAGTCTGTTAAATTGGGTATTGATGTTGTTAATCCAGAAATGAATACTGAATCTTTATTATTTAATTCAAGAAAAGGAAGATAATTAACTTGAACCTGTTTACTGCTCTTCCAAGTTAATACCGCATTGTTAAATCTCGATAGGGTTGATTCAATATTTGATACTCCTAATCCTACAATTTCAGAAACTTCAGCACTAAATCCAGAACCTCCAGTATTATTATGGTCAAATGAGGTTAAATCACCAACTTTATATCCTTGACCACCATCTAAGATTGTTATATTATCGATACCACCTTTTGTAACTGACTCGACATTTGTAACTTGTCGAATGTATTCGTTTGACTCCTCTATAAAATCATTGTCAGCAAACTCTTCTCCAACATTATGTGGTTTAGTATTTCTTATTAAGTTAGAATTATTAAAATCAAAATCATGATCTAATATAAGATTATCATTTATAAGTGGTGATCTAAATGTATTTCCAATAAAATATGGATATACTCCAACCAATTTATTGCTTAGTGACACACCATTAGCATCAAATCCACCTGTTGCTAAACCCACTGTGCTAAAATATGCGTATATTCCATTTGGAAATTCAGGAGTTTTACAAAAACGACCATTATGAATATCTAAATCACCTGAGTCATCGTAAAAATAATCATTTATAAAAAATCCTTCATCGAAACCAGAAGGTCTATTAATTACCTTTGTAATATCCTTTTTATATGATGATGTTAAAATTTTAAGTGGTGAGTTAATATTATCTGGATCTGAATATCCAAAAGGTCCATATATTGGATTACCATCATATGCCCAACCTATAATTGGTGAGTGAGACGTAATCTTATCAAATTCACCATTTTGTTTTACATCAAATGTATTTTCAAGATTTGCAGCAGTCGCTTGTGAATAACCAAGAACTCCAAAACTTAATGATGTTTCTCTAGATGTAAGGTTAAAATCTCCAAATCTTTCAGTTGTATTTACAGTTAGAGGTCTTACTCTTGCATTAAATAATCCATTGATACCTGTGACTTTTGCACGTACCTCTGTGGTTAGGCTACTGTAACCTATACCAGAGTTAATAATCACAGTGTCTGTTAATGCTCCATTAGTAATAACAGGTCTTACAATCGCTCCTGTTCCTCCTCCAGTTGATGTAATTGTTAATTCTGGCACTGAATTATATTCTTTACCCTGATTTACTACAATTACATCTTCAATTTTTCCATTAACTATGATTGGTTTAAGTTCAGCCTCTTTTCCATGCTTTATTGATATATTTGGTTTAACTTGATGATTTAATATTGATGAACCATAATCTGTACCTTTTTCATATAGATAAGCACCAGTGAAAGAACCTTTAACTACGGGAGTAAAGTTTATAGTTCCAGTAACTGTAGAACCATATGATACTTCAACATTTACTTTAATTTCTGGGTATGTGAATGTTTGATATCCAGTTCCAGTTGAACCAAGACTAACAAAATTACCTCTAGTAAAATTACTTGTGATTGTTGCACCTATGCCAGCATCAGCTAATTTGAATGCATCATCATCAACTTTCATTACATAATAAGATGATGTCGTTGTTAATCCTTGTATTGCTTGTGGAGTTGTAGAACCTAAACCTACAGTTGGTGAATATTCAATTATATCACCATGAGCAAAACCATGATTGGTGTAATTTATTGTATTGAAAGATGATGAGATACCTGCAGGGTCAACTCTTAATTTTCTATGCTGATATCCAGATCCACCATTTAATACTCTCACATTTAGAAGAGTATTTTTTGTTTCTGTTCTAAATCTATGAATACCGCTCGCAGCAGTATCTGTTGCTAATCCTACTGTATTGATACCTGCAATACCTGTTAATGCATCTGCTTTTGTATTAAATATTCTAACTGTAGTTGGATTTACAACTCTAACAAAATATGGATCACCGTCAGAAAGTGTGCCAGTTATTGTATTACTAACGTCATATGCATTACCAATACCTAATGATGGATTTCCTCCATTTCTATAAAATACTTTTTGACCGTTCTCTAAATTATGTTGTGATTTAAAAGTTATAGTTTCATCATCTTTATCAATACCACCATTGAAAAATATATCTCTACTATCAAATGATATATCTCTAAATCTTGCACCTAATACTGGTTCTAGCAAACACCCACTACCGTTTCCACCAGTCAAAGATATACTAGTAATTTCTTGTATATCAAAATCTTGAGGATCTACAAATACCTTTTCAACACTACCAGATATTATAGGTTCAACTAATGCAGTTGTACCTGCACCTGTTTCAACTGAAATGATAGGTGGATTAATTACATCATATCCCTCACCACCATTTAATACATCTATATCTTCTAATGGTCCAAAAAATATGTTATCATCTGATATTGGAGAATGTATTTGAACACCATCTATCAAGATACCAATATCATTTACAGGTGTTTCATGTTTAGATGATACAAATAGATTTTGAGATAATGGTATTTTTCTTAGAATTCTGTCAGAATGTAATTTACGATTTGCATGTCTTTGAAGAACAAAAGTATGTGTAAATTGAGTTGTTGAACCAATTCCAACTTCTCCAACTTGAATAGTGCTTGCAGTGCCTATTTGACTTCTAGAGTTGTAAAGTGCAATTCTTGATTTTTGAGCACCAGCGGGTTCTGGTTGAACATCAACATAATAAACTCTACCAGAAGTTAATCCAACTATTTCCTCACCACTTGGTTGATATACTACTGCATCTCCCTCTATTAATTTTATAGTAGAATTTGCGGATGGGGTAAATTTAAGAAAACTAAATTTATTTGTTATAGGATCTAATCCATCAAAATTACTTGTATTTCCAGCACCAGTAAATTCCTCTTTAGCTACGTTTACTCCAATATCATAACTTGGTAAAGAGTTTGATGCTACATATCCATCTATATTGGAGTCAGTGTATACGTTTAAAACGTTAGATATTAAAGTTTCATTACCAACTTCTATAGGAACACCTGTGCTAGTTGCCTTTTCGAGAACACGACGAATATCATAATTCTCATTTGGGTCTAATCCTGTAAATGGTGCAACAAATGATCTATTAATAACATCCACAGTATTCAAATTAACATTGATATCACCAATGTTGAAGTTCGCAACAACAACTTGTTCATTCCTTTTAAGCATCTCAAAGGTATCACCAATCTTTAATGATGACTTATCAATGGGAGTTCTTAATGTAAGAGTTGTATCTCCAGTAACTTGAAACCTTGTACTTGTGTTATAGATCCATGAATTTGCAAAAATTTCTTTATAATCAGTATTATTATTCTGTATCTTTTCGCCAAGATTTTTAACAAATATATCCTCTCCCTCATTTACTAGATTTATGTTAGATGTCGGAATTAATTCTGATAAAACACCTGTAATTCTTAAATCAACTCTTTTTGATAAATCACCATCCTCATATCCAAAGATGGTTTCATTTGCACGGACACTATCAGCAGTGCTTATACCAATGTTTATACCACTACATCCAAAAAATTGATTGATTGTTTTAGATGTGTAATCAATTGTATTTGTACCACTTATAATAGTTCCTGTGGTTCCAAAACCTACAGTAGAATCGACTGTAATAACTGATGCACCTGGTTGTGAATTGATAAGTGCTTTTGTATTACCTGGTATGGTAAAAACACCTTCGATTAGATCTCTATCACTGAAACCTAAAAATAAAGATATTTTATAATATGTTCTATTACTTCTTGTAAATACTTCAACTCCAGATACTGAACCATTTGTGTTTAAATCATCTGATTTAAATATTGTTTGACCAACAAGATTATTTGGTTCACCACTTCCAATAACTTCTGCTACAATAACCTCTCTACGAATAAATTCAGAACTTGATGGTTTGATTAAATTCTGTTCTAAGTCTAATATCGTCGACTCTACACCAAATAATACCTTAAATAATATTCTTATTGATTCTTCAATACCTTTTGACTGATAAAAAGAACGTGCAAATTTTACAAAATTTCCAACATCTAAATCAGAGGTAAAATCATTATTTTCAAGACCAGGTAAAAAGGTCTTTTTCATTTTTTTGTAAAATTCTTGAACGAATAATACAGATAGATTAGTTACTGAAGATCCTGAAGTATGTGATGCTGCTGAAGTATCTTCAAATTTTAATGTTTCTTTATTAACCTCTAGTAATGAAGAAGTAACTCCAACATTGTAACCAGTAATTCCACTAAATCCACGAATACAACCTGTAAAAGATGTTGAAGTAATTCCAGTGTAGGAAATTATTTCATCATCTATTTTTAGAAGTCCATATTCACTTGGAAACCCTTTTGTATTTGGTACAGTAATTGTTGTGTCTGATGATGTAATCGCTGAAGAGATACTCGTAACACCGACAACAACTTCTGGTACTAAATTGTCAACTTTTAAATATTGATCAAAGTTATTAATAAGGTCACTTGGACCTCCTTGAAATTCTTGAGAAATATAATATTGCTTAAAAAATTCTGTTGCATTAGG